CCACCATCACTGGTGAACCGGGCGGCTCGGTGATCGTCGGTGGCGCTAACGTCCGCACGGACGGCGCACTCATCAAGGCGGCTATGTTCGCTGCTGCGCAGAAGTTCGATGAGAACAACATCGTGGACACCGACCGCAACGCCTTCGTGAAGCCGGTCACCTTCTACGCGGCTGCGGCCACGACTGATCTGGTCAACAAGGACTGGGGTGGTCGCGGTGGTATTGCTGACGGCAAGATCGAAAGCCTCGCCGGCATCAACATCATCAAGTCGAACAACGTTCCGAACTCGAACGTTACGACCGGCCCGACCAAGTATCAGGGCAACTTCGCCAACACGGCGATGTCGATCTTCCACCGCAGCGCAGTCGGCACTTGCCGCCTGATGTCGCTGTCGATGCAGTCCGAGTACCTGACCCTCTGGCAGGCTACCGCTCTGGTTGCCCGCTTCGCGGTCGGCCACGGCATTCTGCGTCCCGAGATGGCCATCGAAGTCGTCACGGCGTAAGCCTAACCAACTCAATCGCCGGGGTCCCTATGGGGGCCTCGGCTATTTTTTTGTGAGGTACTATGGAAACTCTCGGACCCGCATCCGAACTCGACGCCGTGAACGAGCTGCTGGCATCCATCGGTGAGGACCCCGTGTCCGATCTGGAGGACCTTCCGCCGTCCGGCAACACCGCACTATCCATTCTCCGAAACCAGTCCCGACAGGTCCAAGAGGAGCCCCGTTGGTTCAACCTTGAGACCGACGTGATGCTCACTCAAGACGTGGATGGTTTCGTCCATGTCCCCGACAACGTGCTCGACATCGACAGCACTGACGGCGACATCATTCAGGTCGGCGACCGGCTCTACAATCGGGACAGCAAGACCTACGTCTTCTCGGCTCCCGTGAGCTGCGAAGTCCTGTGGCACCGCCCGTGGGACGAACTCCCCAGCGTGGCCCGCCGGTTCATCACCGCCCTCGCCATCGAACGGTTCATTGAAGGCTTCCCCGGAGCCGAGGCCACGACGCCCTCGCGTCAACGCAACCTCGCCCGAGCGAACAGCGCCTTTGTCCGTGCCGAAATCAGGGCCGGCGATTTCAACCTCCTCAACAACGCCTCAATCCAGACCATCGCTAGGAGAAGCTAATGAGAGCTGAAGGCGGCTCACCCAACCTCATCAACGGCGTAAGTCGCCAAGCTCCAGAAGTTCGTCTCCCCTCGCAGCTCCAAGAGAGCGTCAACCAGTTTCCCACGGTGACCCGGAACCTCGTTCCTCGTAACCCTGCGATCCTGAAGGGGCGCATCTCTGGTGCCCCTGCGGCAAACACGAAATTTCATGTCATCGACCGAGACGCGACCGAGCGGTACGTGGTCCGCATGAGCCCCTCCGGGGTCGTGGTCCATGACTTCGCCGGCAACGCCAAAACGGTCAACGCCCCTAACGGCATCGGCTATCTGTCCGGTGTCACGGACCCTTCGGACTACGACGCCCTGACGGTCGCCGACTACACGTTCGTCGTGAACAAGAAGAAGATCGTCGCGCAGGGCACGGCCACCTCTCCGGTTCTGGAGAAGTCGGCCCTCCTGCATGTCGTCAGCGGGGAGTACCACACCAACTACAAAATCTTCATCAACGGGAGCCAGGTCGCGTCCTACCTGACGAACGGCGGCCCCCTCGCCGACCAAGACGCGGCTCGTTTCGCGGAGACGCAGACTACCGTCGCCTGTATCGCCTCGGTCCTCGCGACCGGCGTCCCGACCATCCCCTTCAGGCAATCCCCGCCGAACGCTGGCTGGGGTGACGGCATCCCTACAGGGAGCCTAGCGAACCTCGACCCTGCCGTCTGGCAAGTCACGCGCATCGACAACGTGATCTATCTCAAGAACAAGCTCGGCAACGACTTCACCGTCTCGGTTACCGCCGATGGCCGTGAGGATGCCTTCAGGTGCCATAAGGGCCTCGTGAAGGACTTCTCCTCGCTGCCCCGAGTGGCTCCCGTGGGGTTCACGATCAAGGTGGCCGGTAGCTCCGACACCGACTACGACGACTACTGGGTCCAGTTCCAGCAGGGCACCAACGACGGTCAAGGTCGATGGAAGGAATGCCTCGGTCCCGGCGAGAAGCTCGGGATGGACAAGGCCACCATGCCCCACGTCCTCGTGCGCGAGGCTGACGGCACCTTCACCTTCAAGCAGGGTGTTTGGGATGACCGAGCGGTGGGCGATAGTGTCACCAACGTCTGGCCCTCCTTCGTGGGCTTCGGCATCAACGGTCTCGCGTTCGCGCACAACCGGCTGGGCCTCATGTCAGGTGAGAACGTCGTGTTCTCCCGCGTCGGATCGTTCTTCAACTTCTTCCGCGAGACGATACTGACCATTCTGGACACGGACCCGATTGACCAAGCCATCTCCTACGAGGACGTGTCGACGGCCTACCACGCGGTCTCTCTGGCCGGCGAGCTGATCATCTTCACGGCGTCGATCCCCTTCCGCATGAAGGGTGGAGACATTTTCTCGCAGAAGACGGCGAGCTTCGCGCCAACGCTGTCTAACCGGTCAAGCACCAAGGCCCGCCCGGTCGCCTGTGGGAACACCATGTTCTTCATCAACGACACCGACAGCGGTGCCTTTGTCCACGAGTTCAAGAACATTCAGGACGAGACCATTCAGGAGGCCCCTGCGATCAACGAGCATTGCCACGGCTACGTGCCGACCGGCGTGTTCATGATGGACGGGGACGACGACCTGAAGCTTCTGGCCATGGTCTCCAGTTCGGACCCGACCGCGATCTACACCTACAAGTGGCTCTGGATCGGGCAGAACAAAGCCCAGTCCGCGTGGCAGAAGTGGATCCTCCCGGCCAACGTCAAGGCCATGAAGTTCGTGGGCGAGGAGCTGATCGTCATCGCCTCGGACGGCACCTACGTCGAACACCTCGGCATCAACTGCCACGAGGCGTGGACCGACAACAGCCCAGCCATCCTCCTGCTCGACCGGCGCGTGACCCTGACAGGGGCCTACAACGCCAGCACCGACCAGACCACCTACACGACGCCATACCCGGCAGCGGGGTCCATCGCGATCCTGAACACCGGCACGGCCTTCGGCACCCAGCCCACCGTGGTCTCCTCCGCAGGCACCTCACTGATCGTGCAGGGCAACTACGGGGGACAATCGGCCTACGTCGGGTTCCCCTACCAAGCCTACGGGGTCATGTCTCCCTTCGTCGTTCGGCAGAAAAGCCGTGACGGGACTGAAGGCAACGCGGTGCCGGGAGTGACACTCAACATCGCCTCCATGCGCTTCGATACGGGGCCTTCCGTGGGCCTGAACGTGACCCTGACGCGGGCCTACCGCCCAGCCTTCGTTCACCGCCTCTCGGCGGCCATCGTGGGCACCAAGACAAGCACTCTCGGCTCCCTGATCGTGGGCAAGCTGGCGAAGGCTCTGTCGATCATGGCGGCGTCTGACGACGTGTCGATCCGCTTCGAGAACTCCGGCCCCTACCCCTACTCGATCCTCTCCTACAAGTGGACCGGCGGGGCTTACCCAAAAGGATACTGATGACGATAACACCTCATGGCCTAGTGACGGCCTCGACTGCCGCCGACGCGCGGGAACTCGACCGACTACTCAGGCCAGAGGATCGTCGCGAAGTGGAGGAGCTGGGCGGTCGTCCGGCCCTCCAGCACTTCCTCCTCGGGGTCCTGATGTCGGAACCCTCGCTCACCCTTCGGGACCATGACGGGTCTCTGGTGGGCATCGCTGGCGTGGTCCCTGACCTACGCGGCAATGGCGTGGTCTGGATGAGCGGGACAACCCTCGTGGAGAGCCGGAAGATGGCTTTCCTGCGAGGCTCTCGCGATGTCCTGGCTGAGTTCCACCGACGCTTCGACACGCTCTACAACATCTGCGACGCCCGCAACGAAGTCCACGTCAAGTGGCTCCGCTGGTTGGGCTTCTCCCTCCTCCACAAGTACGAGTGCGGACCTAACGCGGTCCCCGTCTATGAATTTGCAAGGATCGCCTAATGTGCGACTTCATCACAATCGCCTCCATCGGCCTTGGCATCGCCCAAGCCGGTATGGGTTACGCCGCCTCCAGCGCCCAGTACGACCAGCGCATGGAGGAAATGAAGCAGAACGCTATCAACGCCTCCAAGGCGACTGAAACCCAATACGCCAATCTCAATATCCGCGCCCAGCAAGAGGACGCGGCGATGAACCAGCAGAAGACCGAAACCAATATCGAAGCGGCCCAAGCGGCGGCCTCGGTGGAGGCAGCGGCGGCTGAAGGTAATGTTGGGGGTCTCTCGGTCTCCTCGGTCCTACAGGACATGTACGCCCAAAAGGGCCGCAGCGAGGCAGCTCTCGACACCAACCAACAGATGAACCGTGGGTTCTTGGCCGGCGAGAAGACCGCAGCCGAAGCCGGTGGTCAGAACCAGATCAACTCGATGCCGATGCCGGAGAAGCCCAGCTTCGCCCCGTATCTCCTCAATGCGTTCAGCTCCGGCTTGAGCGCCTACAGCAACTACAAGGCGAAGGCTTAATATGGCTGAAGGACTTTTCGGAACCAATGTGGCGGCCCCGAGCATTCGGCCAGTCGCCATCACTCCCGCCGGCATCCCCGGCAGCACCTATGTGCGCCCCCAGCAGAAGCAAGTAGGGGGCAACCTTCAGGCCCTCGCGGACAGCCTCGGCGGCCTCAACAACGCGCTCCAGCAATTCGGGGCGGTATCGGCCCGCGCCGACAAGGACCCCGACAGTGAGGCCAACAGAGCCTTTTCTGACAGCATCGCCGGTATGCCACTGGAGGAGGCGATAAAGAAGTTCCCTGACGCGAAGAACCGCATTCAGAAGGACGGGGTTCTGTCGCTGGTCGGCTCCAAGGCCGCCTACGAGTTCCGCCAGCATATCACGGAGCAGTACAACAACGGCGGCTTCGATCAAGCCAAGGGCGATTTCAACTCGTGGGTCGAGGGCGAGCGCAAGAAGTTTGCCGGCGGCTTGCCGGACCCTGCGATGCAGGCGGCCTTCTACCGAGGCACCGACAACTGGACCCAGCAGTTCGGCGAGCAGGACCTCAAGCGGAAGATGGAAAACACCATGACCGAGCGGGACACCGCCGTCGTGGATGAGTTCCGCATGATCGCCGATGACGGCATCGCGGCCAACAAGCCGCCGGAGGAAATCGCCGCTGCGATCATCAAGCAGTCGTCGGAGAACCGGACATTCCGCGGTCTTGACGGCAAGTCGCAAAACGACACCCTGTTCCGCCTCGCCGAGGAGTATGCGCTGAAGGGCCGCCCCGAGCTGGTCAAGGCACTGCTCAACGACAAGCGCGGCGGTATTGGTCCCCTCATGGAGGTGTCCGGCTACACTGACAAGGGCCTCCAGCTCATCCAGAGGGCCGAGACGGAGCAGCAGCAGTCATCGAACGCCAAGAGCTTCGAGACCCGCTCCAAGCTGGACGAGGACGCCATGTATGGCCGCCTCACCGAGGACCAGATCAAGACGGCCAAGGAGCAACCCGGCAACGAGTGGCTCACTGACAGCATGGCCGCCCAGTACCTCGAAAGCTCCAAGCGGGCCAAGGCCACCCTGCTCGCAGGACAGGCACGGGAGGAGGAGAAGCGCCGCACGGCCTTCCAGTCCACCGGCCAGCGCACACAGGCTGTAGCCAACGCCTATGCCAAGCTGGAGACCCTCGGGGGTGCCCAAGAGTTGCAGGACGTGGAGTACATGGGGCCTGACGGCAACATGAAGACCCTGACGGCCAAGGACCAGCAGGACGAAGTGGTCAAGCGCAAGCTGTCGCAGTTCCAAGAGCTGGAAGACAAGCTCGTCGCCGGCAACATGGACCCGAAGCAGGCCAAGGCAGAGGTGCTCCAGAAGCGCATCGCTTGGTTCGACGGCAACGGGATCGTGGACGAGGACCTCCAGAAGAAGTTCAACTCCCTTCAGGTCCAATCGTCCATCTCCCGGACACTGGAGAAGGGCGAGGTCTCGAAGTACCTTGGCGGCATCGCGGAGGACTACCGGCAGCTCGAAGACATCAACCCGGCCTACGCCGACAAGATGGTCACGGACAGCAAGTCGGCAGAGTTCCTCCAGAACTACTCGGTCGCCCGCAACGACCTTATGGGACCCGAAGACGCCCTGATCTATGCCGCGCAGCAGTCCAACCGGACGCCCACCCAAAGGGCTCTCGGGAAGCTGTCACCGGACGACCTGGCCCAGCAGACCAAGCAAGTCTTGCGGAGCCTCGACTACGACGCCGGCCCCAGCCGAGACAACGAGGCGTGGGTGCAGGATCAGCTCAACAACTACACCGCTCGCGGCCTCGACAAGGACACCGCGACCAAGAAGGTGATGGACAAGCTCCAGAACCATTCGTTCGAGCTGAACGGCAAGATCGTGATTGACGAGGACGGCCTCCCGAAAGATGCCCCCGAGTTGTTCCAAAGGGCACTGAAGGACGCCTTCACGGTGTTCGGCAAGGCCGAGGGCATCCCTGACGAGAGTGACCTCTACATCGACAAGTACGCCTCGGGTCAGTGGATCGTCATGAGCAAGACAAAGGCCGGCCCGTTGAACTTCGGTTCGCGCATCGGTCTGGACGATCTGGCCAAGAAGCGGTCGGAAATGCAGCGTGAAATCACCGCCCAGCACGAGGCCGCAAGGTCCGCTGACGTGGCCGCCCGCAAGGAGGCCCGTGCGCAGCTCTGGTCGGCTATGGAAGACCGCCGCCGCACCGCCGAGTACTGGGAACAGAAGTACCACAAGACCAACGGCATCGTGACCGGCTACGTCGCCAAGCGCCTTCGCTCGAACTACGAGAAGGAGCTGTCCGACTTCAACAACCCGTTCAAGCCGCTACCCCCGCCCAAGCCGCCCGTGAAAGGGCCGAGAGGCATCGGCAGACACTAACCCCATAAGGCCCCGGCTAACCACCGGGGTCTTTTCTTTTCAGGAGAATGAATGAGCGCCAGCCTCGCCGACGCCATTAAGAACGAAGCTCTACGCATTGGTGCGGACCCGCAGGACCTCGCCACCGTCATGTCCTACGAGACGGGCGGAACCTTCGACGTTTGGAAAGCCGGCCCGACGACCCAATGGGGTCAGCACCGGGGCCTCATTCAGATGGGCGAACCCCAGCGCCAGAAGTACGGCTACTACAAAGGCATGTCCGTCGAGGACGCCGTTCACGCCTCGGCCAACTATCTGGTCGACAACGGCTACAAGCCCGGAATGGGCCTGCTCGACATGTACTCCACCATCAATGCCGGCGGCCCCGGTCGCTACAACGCCTCCGACGCCAACAACGGCGGCGCTCCCGGCTCCGTCCGTGACAAGGTGGAGCAGCAGATGGAAGGCCACAAGGCGAAGGCTGCGGCCCTCCTCGGTGGTAACTACGTCCCACAGGTCGCCAACCCCTACGAGGGCAATGACGCCCCCGCCACCAACTACAACACCTACGACCAGAGCCGCACACCGCCGGCCCCAACGCTGGTCGATGTCACGCAGCAGAAGCGCGACGAGGAGGCCAACGGCCCGCAGCCTTACACCTCTTTCGGCGACCAGCTCTACGACAGCGGCGCACAGAATTGGTACACCGCCAAGCTCTACCGCTGGGCCACTCAAGGTGCCGTCGATCCACACGATAACGGCTGGACCGAGGACCAGTGGAAGCACATTACCGAGACCCTCCCGGAGCAGTATCACGACTACGTGCTGACCGGCACCTCGGAGTACAACCGGAACCTCCGGCTGAAGTACGCCACGGACATGGTGCAGCGGGACGCTAGGGCCGAGAAGGCGGGCACCGTAAGCTCCCTGACGGCTGGCGTTATCTCCGGTGTCGCGGACCCTGTGCTTCTCCCTGCCATGGTCTTCGGGGCCGGCGAGGCCGCCGCTGCGTGGAACACTGGGCGCACTTTCGCTGCCAAAGTGGTCGGCGGTGCCCTCTTGGGTGGCTCGACCAACGCCGCGCTCGAACTGGGCGCACACTACGGTCTCGATGATCCCCACACTGACGCGCTCGCAGCGTTCGGCGTAGGGGCGCTTCTCGGGGGCCTGACGGGTCCTCTGGCTCGCAACCCGGCCACTGTCGTGGAGCGGGACATGATGACCAAGACCGGCCTCGACGCAATCGAGCAGGCCAAGACCCGCGCCCTCCAGTCCAACATGCCCTCCGTGGTGAGCGAGGTCGGCTCTGCCGGCGCTGCCCGCAACACGGACAGGCTCGTGCCGTTCAACCCCACCGACTGGGGCATTGACGACGACGCGGTGGATCGCGGCTTCGGCGGTAAGCTCCGCTTTGACGTGGCCGGACAGCTCACCACGAGTGAGAACCCCCGCGCCCGCCTCGCTGGCTTCGCCATGTTCGAGGAGACTGCCGGCACCAAGGACCACGCCGTTCTGGACGCCCCTACGTCCGTCCGCGCCACGGCGCTGGAGCGCAAGCTGCTGGGCAACCGCAACTCGGTCTATCAGGTCGCCCTTCGCGACTACGTGGCTGAAGGTTCCTCGCTGCTCAACCCCCTCGCCCGTGCCCGCAAGGCCGACGAGTTCCACCGGGCGGTCAACGCCTTCATGACGGACGAGCACCCCTCGCCCGACGTGAGCCCACATATCGTCAAGGCGGCATCGGCCCGCAAGGAGTTCTATGACGCTTGGGCTGGTGAGCTGGAGCGTTCCTTCCCCGGCCTCTCGGTCAAGCAGCAGGGCTTCTACTCGCCCAAGGTAGCGGATCACAACCGAATCTCTGAACTCGACCGCGCCGTTGACGAGGAGACCATGCACAAGTTCATCGCCGAGAGTATCCGCCGTGCCCATGGCGAGATCGAGGACGACCTCCTCCAGAAGATGGCGAAGGGCTACTGGGCCAATATCCGCAAGGCCGGCTACGGCGTTGAGGACAGCATCGCCGGGGCTCTCGGGCTTGGTGACAAGCAGGCATTCAAGGACGCCTTCAAGCAATCCCTACAGGAGAGCGAAGGGCTCCGCGACGAAGACCTGGACAAGGTGTACGACCTGTTCTCCGGTGTCGTGGACGAGACCAAGAAGACCTCGGACGGTTCCAAGGGTGTCGGGTATCTGAAGCGCCGCACGGTGATGAAGTACGACTACTCGGCCAACGTCCGCACCAAGACCGGCGAGAGTATCCCCCTGAAGATGGACGACCTGTTCATTCAGGACGCCGAGTTCCTCGACCGCCGCTACGCCCGCACCATGTCGGGACGTGTGGCATTCGCCGACATGAAGGTTCGTGATCCGGTGACGGACGAGCTGATCTTCGACGGCATCCGCTCCGAGGCTGACCTGACCAAGCTCAAGAACTGGGTCCGGGAAGGCTTCCGCCAGCTTGGCAAGCCTGTCGCCGAGGTGCAGTCCAAAATGGACAACGCCATCGAGAACATCGACTTCGGATGGAAGCGCATCAACGGCATCCCGGTCTACGGACAGGAGAAGGCTTACGCCCAGTGGGTTCGCCGCTTCAAGACCCTCCAGTTCATCCGCCTGATGTCCAACATGGGCCTCAATCAGGTGCAGGAAAGCTGGAAGGTGGCGTCGATGACGGGCTTCCGTGCGTCGATGCAGCAGCTCCCCGCGATCCGCCGTATGGTGGACGAGACGGGCCGCTCGGTCCCCAAGAGGGACGCCCTCCTCGCCGAGCTGGAGCACATGTCCGGTGTCGGTCTGGACGGTCTGGTGGGTAAGTTCGACTTCCGCTTCGCAGATGACCGCATCGGCGCTGGAGCCTCCTCACGGTTGGCTAACGGCCTCGATATGGCGCTCGACTGGGGCCAGCGAATGACCGCTGAAGTGTCCCTGATGAGGGGCATTCAGGACTACCAGCAGAAGTGGGCGGCGAAGGCCGTGGCCCAGCACCTCTTTGACATCGCTCGCAAGACCGCTGTCGACGGAGGCGGGTTCGACCTGACCAAGCTGGCCGGCAAGGGCAAGGAGCGTCTGGCAGCGGTCGGCATCGGTGACGAGCAGGCTCCGCTGATCTTCGGCAACCTCCTGAAGCACGCGGAGAGGGACGGCAAGAAGCTCGTCTCCCTCGGGTCGAACAAGTGGGACCCGAAGGCCGTGACCGAGTTCTCCTACCTCCTCAACCGCTACACCGACAGGCTCGTTCAGGCCAACGACGTGGGCGGCTTGGCGAAGTGGATGAGCAACCCGGTGGCCTCCCTGTTCACCCAGTTCCGCAGCTTCGTGCTGGGGGCTTGGTCGAAGTCCACCCTCTACGCGATCAACCATATGGACCCCCGCATGGCGGTCGCGCTGGTCGGCGAGATGGCACTCGGTACGGCCACTTTCGCAGTCCGTCAGGCTCCCCAATTGGCGACTGATGAAGGCTACGACAAGTACTTCGAGGAGACCCTTGACCCGGTGAACCTCGCCAAGAACGGGTTCGCCCGCACGGCGACCTCCTCGATCCTCCCGATGCTGATGGACAGCGCCCTGATGTTTACCCCGGTGGGGCCGCAGTTCGGCTCTGCTCGCGCCTCTGGTGCCCCGCAGGACGCTCTCTTTGGCGCTCCGGCAGGCAACCAAATCCAAGACGCGGGCCGGTTCACCAAGGGCGTCATCCGCAGCAACATGGAAGGCCGCGACATGGCCCAGTCCGAGCTTCGTGCCGGCTGGAACGCCTTCGTGCCGTTGGGCAACTTCATCCCCTTCTCGGCACTGTTCTCCCACCTCATTGAGGATCGTCGCGCGACGCCACCTCGCAACTGACAACTCAACGGCCCTCGGATCACCTCCGGGGGCCTTCCTCCTTTTGAAGGACGCAATGGCATACACACCTAACCTCACCACCGGCAACGGCTCGGTGACCGACTTTCAGGTGACCTTCCCCTACCTTCGGCAGGCCCATGTGGGCATCAAGGTCAACGGGGGCGTGGTCGCAAAGACTTGGGTAAACGCCGGCTTCGTCCGGGTCTCCCCCGCTCCCGGCGCTGGCATCAGCGTCGAGGTCTATCGGGACACCCCCTCGGTGCCTCTCGCTACCCTACAGGACAACAAGCCGATCCCGGCGGCCTCCTACAACGACCTCGTGAAGCAGGCCCTCTACTTCGCCGAGGAGCAAGCCTACCTGACGGCCAAGGGCACGGCAGGGGACCGCGTACAGACGGGTTTGGATCGGGCGGCTGTAGCAGCCGACAAGGCCACCGTCGCGGCTGACAAGGCTACTGTGGCGGCGGATAAGGGCACCGTCGCGGCTGACAAGGCAACCGTCGCTGCCGACAAGGCGACCACCTCCGGCTACAAGGACGCTGCGGCCACTTCGGTGACCAATGCCGGGACGCAGGCGACCAACGCTGCTGGATCGGCCACGCTGGCTTCCAAATGGGCCACAGAGGTCGAGGACACTCCGGTCACCACCGGCCCAAACAAGTTCTCGGCGTTCCACTGGGCACAGAAGGCGGCTGCATCGGCTGCTGCTGCGGCTTCGGTGATCCTCGGCAACATCGCGACGACCATTCACAGTGCGACCGCCAAGGCCACCCCGGTGGACGCGGACGAGGTAGGTCTCGTGGACAGCGCGGCATCCTTCGGGCTCAAAAGGCTCACATGGGCCGATCTAAAGGCGAACGTGCGGAGCTATCTGGTGGCGACAGCCACGGTCTGGACCGCGCAGCAGCAGTTCAAGGTGAGCGGCGTCAACGCCCTTAACACCTACGTCGGCTCCATCGGTGCGCCGATGACCATCGCCAACACCGTACCGTCTGTCGGCCCTGCCGTCATCGAGTTCCATCGCCCCGGCGTATACGCCTCCATGTTCGGTCTCGACACCGACAACAAGTGGAAGGTCGGGGGCTGGTCAGCCGGCCTGAACTCCTACGAAGTCCTGCACATGGGCAACCTGACGACGACGGTCCCTCAAGTCCTTAGCGCGGCCTGTGCGACCCTCACCGACTGGAACAACGCGACCGGCAACGGCAAGTGGATGGCCCTCAGTGCCGCCAACGCACCGTCGACCGGCTGGTACTTCGGCGAGGTAATCTCGTCTGGTTCGTGGGTGCAGCAGACTGTCCGAGCGTTCACAGTCTCCTCCAACGCGGACGGCCAGGTCTACCGTAGGTGGTTCAACGGCTCCGCATGGGGCACGTGGTTCCGTGTCTACGAGAACGCTGGCGAGCTGGTCTCGCTGTCGAAGTCCAACAGCCGGACACAGACTGCCGCAGTTACGTTGAGCGGCGCAGCGACGGACATCACCGGCATCCCCTCGTGGGCCACGGAAGTCACCGTCAACCTCACTGGCGCATCCTACAACGCCACGGGCGAGCTGTTGATCCAGCTTGGCACGGCAGGGGGCGTTCAGGCGTCCGGGTATCACGGCCTCGTGTGGGCTCTCGGCGGCACCTCCGCTTCTCACAGCACCGGCGTTCGGACCATGAACACCGCAGCGACAGACCTCTCCACAGTCGTGGTGACCTTCCGGCTGCAAAACCCGGCGACCAACACATGGACCTTCACCTGTCACATGGCCCTCAACGGCACCGCCTTCAGTGCGTGGAGCGCGGGCGGCGTCACTCTTTCGGGAGCCCTCGACCGAGTGCGCCTGACCACCATTCCGGGCACCCCGACCGCTGACGGCGGCACCATGTCCATTCAGTACTCATAGGAACCTCAATGGCCCTTCGATACGAATTTAATATCGAGACAGGGGAGACCACGGCGCACGATGATTTCGTGCCGCCGGCCCCTCCTACCATAGACGAACTCCGAGCCGAGATGCCCCCGATCACCCAAAGGCAACTTCGGCTCACCATCGGGGAAACGGCAGTAGCCGCAGTCGACGCCGCTCTCGCGGACGACTGGGCCGGCATGACCGAGTGGCAGACCGCCTCCGTGTTCCGCCGCCTTCACCCCCTCATCGTGGAAATGGGTCCGCGCCTCGGCCTGACCCCTGAACAGATAGACGACCTCTGGTCGTTCGCATTGACCATCAAATGACCCCCTTCACTCTAATCGCAGGAACTACGACCGTGGATAACACCACCTCGGCGGTCGCGGTCTCCGCAGTAACAAGCACAGTGTGGCTCCCGTGGCTCCACATGGCCTCTGACGGTGCTGCCCTGATCGCACCCCTCCTCGGCACCCTGTGGCTGATCGTTCAGATCGTCGCCAAGGTCCGGGAACTTCTCCGAAAGGACAAAGACAAATGAGCAAGGCCAACTCCTCGCTCCTCGAAGCTATCCACGGCCTGATCGCCGAGGACATGAAGAAGCGGCTCGAAGCCGGCGAATGTGAAGCCAAGGACTGGGCGGTCATCGTCAAGTTCCTGAAGGACAACAACATCGACGCCGACATCGAGGCGAACGCGGACGCCGAGAACAGCTTCAACCAGCTCGTGCAGGCGGCCCAGCGTCGCATCTCGCAGACCGCATCAGACCTCCAATAGGAGCCCCGTCAGGCAGCGTCCGGGCGGCTGGGTAGGTTCACACCTCCCGGCCTCTCGGCGCTCGCTCTGGCCCTCCCCTGAAGGGAACAGTGACCAAACAAGCCCTGAACTCCTCGACCCACCTCTCGACGCAAGTGCGCCTTGAGGACGACTTCAAGACCTTCCTCTATCTCCTCTGGAAACACCTGAAGCTCCCCGAGCCCACCCGGTCGCAGTACGCGATGGCCGAGTGGCTCCAGAACGGCCCCTCGAAGTTGGTCATCATGGCCTTCCGTGGGATCGGCAAGAGCTGGGTCACGGCGGCCTACGTCTGCTGGCTACTCTACCGCGATCCCCAACTGAAGATCATGGTGGTGTCGGCCTCCAAGACCCGCGCCGACAACTTCTCCACCTTCACCCTGCGCCTCATCAACGAGGTGCCATTCCTCAAGCACCTGAAGCCTACCGGCGACCAGCGCAACTCGAAGATCGCCTTCGACGTGGGTCCGGCCTCGGCTGACGACAGCCCCTCGGTCAAGTCGGTCGGCATCACCGGCCAGCTCACCGGCTCCCGCGCTGACGTGATCATCGCCGACGACATCGAGGTCACCAACAACTCCGCAACGCAGGCCATGCGCGACAAGCTCAAGGAACTGACGAAGGAGTTCGCCGCTATCCTGAAGCCGTTCGACGCGGCCTTCATGAAGCACGATCCCAAGATCATCTACCTCGGCACCCCGCAGACAGAGCAGTCGATTTACAACGCCCTGCCCGAGCGCGGCTACGAGATACGCATCATCCCCTCCCGTTACCCCACAGCGGCCCAGCAGGCGCGTTACGGCACACGTCTGGCCTCCTACCTCCTCCGGGACCTGAAGGGCTCCAAGGACCTCGTAGGCAAGCCTGTGTGCTCCCGCTTCAACGAGGAGAAGCTGATGGAGAACCTCGCGGAGTACGGCGCTGCCGGCTTCGCTCTCCAGTTCATGCTGGACACCTCACTGGCCGACGCGGATCGCTACCCGCTGAAGCTCCGGGACCTGATGGTCATGGACCTCGACCCCTCCAGTGCCCCTATCCAACTCGCATGGGGCCTAGACAACGCCAACGTGGTCAACGACGTGCCTACCGTAGGGTTCGACGGGGATCGCTTCTACCGGCCCTTCATGATCTCCAAGGACGACTGGAAGCCCTACACGGGCATCGTCATGGCCATCGATCCTAGCGGTCGTGGCGGCGACGAGACGGGCTACGCCATCGTGGCCACCCTCATGGGCCGGCTGTTCCTACTGGACGCTGGTGGCTTCACTGGCGGCTATGAGGACCCAACCCTCGAAGCTCTGGCGATGAAGGCGAAGGAGTACGGCGTCAACGAGGTCGTCATCGAGCCCAACTTCGGCGACGGCATGTTCAACAAAATCTTGGCGCCTGTCATGGCCCGCATCCACCCCTGCAAGATCAGTGAGACCGAACGGTCCAAGGGTCAGAAGGAACAGCGGATCGTGGACACGCTGGAGCCGGTCCTGAACGGCCACCGCCTCGTGGTCGACCGCCAGCTCATCGAGCGGGACTTCCAGTCCACCGAGAGCTACCAGCCCGAGCACCGCAACCGCTACAGGCTGTTCTACCAGATGACCCGCATCACCCGTGATCGCGGTGCCATCGTGAAGGACGACAGGCTCGACGCCCTCGCCCTGGCTGTCCACTACTGGACCTCCGTCATGTCCCGTGACGTGGAGAAGGCAGCGGAGCAGGCGAAGCAGGAAGCCCTCGACAGAGAGCTGAAGGTCTTCATGGCCCATCTGGTCGGTGGGAGCCCCAAGGGCTACTCCAAGGCCGGCCCTGCCCGTAAGGGACCCTCTGCTCAAGAGAGGGAGAGAGCCGAGGCCAAGGCCATGTTCTACGGGATGGCTCCAGCGAACGGATGATTACCCCTCCCTTCAGGAAAGGCCCCTCCGGTTGCACTATAGTGTTATAGGGGTCAGCCCCTGCATGTCTCCTCCAGTCACTAGAGGGGGTCCCTATGGGGCCTCCTTTAGGGGCGTTAAATGTGGCCCTTAACGGGGCGTTTGATGTGGCCCTTTAGGGGGCGTTCAATGTGGTCCGATAGGCCACCCTTGGGTACACGATAGTGCCCCTTATGGGATCGAGCATAGCTCTCCCTCCCTCCTCCCTCCAATCATGTAGACCCTGAAGTGGCCCTGTAGTGGCTCTGAAGGGGGCGTTTCAAACTGACACAAAAATCCGTTGGGTCGAACTCGACAGTTGATGAACCGCGCGACCCCCCGTGCCCCCTCGTCTCTCACGCGCGAGCGCCCGTGCCAGTTCTCCCCAAAGCACCATGGGGCACACATTCGGGCACACATCGCCCGCAAACCCTTATGGCGCAAGGCTTCACACCGGATATGGTAACCAATGGGCGGCCAAACGTGGCGCTAACGTGGTGCGCATGGCGCTATCTATGTCGTTCAAGCGTTATGTTATTACATGTCTGTCAGAGGCTATCTGTATCGTACAGCGTACACATATCGATACACCGTACCGCACACCGTACACCGTACCGCACACCGTACACTGTACGCCAGCTCCCTCCAGCGCCACGCAAGCACCACGATAGGGAACCGAACGGCGCACGGTCGGCGAGGTGATCCCGGCAAGCCAAACGGGGCACATTAATCGCCCGCTAACGGGACAAATCGACACCTAACGGGGCACATATGGCCATAGCAGGGGCAAATCACGGCGCAAATCACGTTTGACCTATGATAACCCATTGATTTATCTATCTATATTTTGTCACGGCAACGGGCCAAATCAGCGCAAATGACACCAAAAGCCCAGGCATCGCCAATCTTTTATCCCAATGAAATCAAGCACTTATCATTTTGTTATTTTTCGCTTGTTTTGTCCCGTCAACGGGCACATATTGAAGCCACAAGAGACGAACACGGAAGGAGACACAAACGAGACGAACGGCACGGCGCGGCACCCGCCATTAAGCGGCCAAGGGCAATGTGATCCCCTGAACGATCACCGGGCTATAGTAACCGGAGCCATGGGTGTCAGAGACCCATGCGGTGCCCGAGAGCGGCGAGACGATGAGCCGCAACCGTACCAAACACCGGTCGGGGTCCTGTCCACGGGACCTCTGCGAGAGATAGCCATTGCCGCTTTAGGGTGGTGTTTCCGGGAACGGATACAGGCGAAGGGTAGCAGAGGACGGCAGAGATACCTACAAGCCGCTCCAATGCGTTCAGCGCAACGGGGCTAGGGATCAAGGTCAAGTGCCTCACAAGCATACCAGAGAAACACCCTAGACTTGCATCTCCCACAAGGGACAAGCGGCAAATCAAAAGCAAACTAGGCAAACAATAACGGGCCGGGTGGGCAATAAAGCCTTCCCGGTCCACCATTTGTTTAGTCACTGGCAAGCAATCGCCGGTGTCTCAACCAATGGGAAAAGCATCATGCTAATCTTGTTACTGCCTCTCACGTACTGGCTAACGCTAACGGTTATTTCAGTACACCGCGACATCAGGAAGGGTCGGATATGAACGACACAATCGCCTTGAACAAGCTTCGCAGAGAATGGGAAGCGGACCGCCTGCCTTTGCCGCAATATCTCGCCGGGGTGCAACGCCTTGTGGCTGTAGAGATTGAGCGCAAGCAACGGGCAGAGCGGGCCGCTAGGGCACAGGCACGGGCCGATAGGGCCTTGCTCATGCTCATGCCAATCGCCGGGGTCGCATTCGTCGTCCTCACTGTCATTTCCCTTTTGACTAGATAGTCCCGGCAACGGGACAACGGAGCCGCAACCATGTCGGATCGCATCACGCTTTTCATCAGCCGCGCCGGAGCCGAACGCGCCGCCGCCGACCACCACGCTAAACACGCCAACACGTCGGCCTTCATCGTCCCTGCAACGCTCCGCGATGACGACACGGGGCAAACCAATCGCGGCTTTCGTGTCGTGCTGATCAACACCGCCGGCCACCCGGTCGGATCACTTTGACCATATCAACCCGTTAACGGGACAATCGGAGAGACTGACATGTGCAAGAAATGTGCTGACGGGGCTCCTGAAGCCCACGAGAGAGAACCGGAGCTGCCGAAGGGTGTCGTCCGGGTCAACGCTAGGGTCACCAAGACGGACCCTGAAGCTGGCATCGTGCCGGAGGACTGGGACGGATGGTCGGGCGGTCGGTTCCGTCGCTATCTCTTGGTCTGCACCGCTGGCCACTATCGGGGCGCTGTCGACGCCATAAGCGCCACTCTTGTCGACGGCGTGGAAGACTTCACGGACTATCTGCGGCGGTACGGCGACAACAGCCAGTTGCACCTCATCGCCTACCCTGCCGGCAGCGACCCTTACGGCGAACTCGTGCCGCACCTGACCCCGGAGCACTCGCCGTGGCATAAGCAGGAATGGTTCCGTGCTCACATTGCCCGCTGGGCCGAGCACATGCCGCGCTTCTCTACCAAGTTTCCGGGGCTGGTCGCCTACTACCAGACGCCGCAGAAGCGGAAGGCTGGGGTGCTGACGCCTATCAAGCCGGGAAAGTACCTGAAGAAGTACTTCGGCGACGTGCTGACCGAGGAGTTCATTCAAGAGCAGGGCCTAGCGTGGCAGACACATTTCAAGCCTGCCGAGCTGAAGGTGACGCAGGACGCCGACGAGGTGCAGGAGGTCTACGAGAACGGCCCTAACTCCTGCATGTCCAAGAGCGCCGCCCAGTTCGCTGGCGACTGCCACCCTGCCCGCGTCTACGCTGGTCCTGACCTTGGCATTGCCTACATCGGCAGCATTGACGACGCTGCGGCCCGGTGCGTGGTCTGGCCGGAGAAGAAAATCTTCGCTCGTGTCTACGGCGACTATCACCGCATGGGATCGGCGCTGGAAGCTGCCGGCTACAAGGAAGGTGACGCCGACGACTTCAGGGGTGCCCGCCTGCGGCGCATCTACAACGGCCACTTCTACACGGTGCCTTACAGCGACGTGTTCAACTACGCCCACGACGACGGCGAGTACCTCATTTGGGGTCGCGGCGGCGATGTCTACATGCAGCACACCAACGGGACCAACGTAGAGAACCCGGAAGGGTGCCGCTGCGAGGACTGCGGCGAGCGGATGGATGAGGATTTCAGCTTCAGCACCCATGCCGGCAACCAAATCTGCGAGAGCTGCTACTCGGACAGCTACTTCACCTGTAGCATCACCGACAACGTGTATCACATCGACAGCATGGTCGCCTCGCCGGACGGCTACAGCATCAGCCAGCACGCAACCCGCCGCTACACCGACAGCGTGTTCTACTGCGACGGCACGTCCACTTGGTATCCGACCAACTACTTCGACTATGTGACGCTGGCTGACGGCGACACCTACGTCCAGAGCTACGCCGACGAGAACGCCTTCCTCTGCGAGTTCTCGGAGGAGTGGTTCGACAACCACGAACGCTGCGAGCTTGACGATGGTCGGGTCTTCGCTTGGGAAGCCACGCGCTACCTGACCGAGCAGTTTTGGGACTGGAAGGACGGCGCGGTCGAGATTGGCCGCATCGACCACCCGCAGCAGCTCGAACTCGACCTGGCCCTCGCAGCCTAACTCTTCAACGCACCTTTAGGAGACCGAACGATGGCCTTATCAGCCGACGAAAACACTATCCTTGAAATGTTCTCCTACATGCGCCCTTCGGGGTCCGCTGCGGAGGACGCCTTTGTCGACAAGTTCCTGACGCCTCTCGGCTTCAAGCGGGACGACTTCAACAACCTCGTGCTGAAGGTCGGCGACAAGCCGTCGATCCTGTGGTCCTCCCACATGGACACGGTTCACTACGTCTCCGGGATGCAGACGCTCGATTACCGGAACGGCATCCTAACGCTGTCCAAACGGGCCAAGAAGGGTGCCTCCTCGTGCCTCGGCGCGGACGACACCGCCGGGGTCTGGCTCATGACCGAAATGATCAAGGCCGGGGTCGAGGGGCTCTACATCATCCACCACGCCGAGGAGCGCGGCTGTATCGGCTCCTCCAATCTGGTCCAGCACGACGCCAAGTTCGTGGACGGCATCAAGGCCGCCATTGCCTTCGACCGGCGCGGCTACGACGACGTGATCACTCACCAATCGTCGGGCCGGACAGCCTCGAACGCCTTCGCTACGTCCCTCGCCGCGATCCTTGGGGGCCAGTACAGGCCAGACGACAGTGGCACCTACACCGACACCAACGAGTACGCTGGGCTCATCCCGGAATGCACCAACATTTCGGTCGGCTACTTCAGCCAGCACACACGCAGCGAGCGGCAGGACGTTCACTTCCTGCTCGGCCTCCGGGACACGCTGATCACCGCCGACTTCTCCACGCTGGTCATCGCTCGGGACCCTCAAAGCGACCCGTATGAGGACTACAGGGGCGGCTACCACAGCTTCAGCGGGTCGAGCCGCTACCGCTCCTCAACGGCCCTCTCCAGCGGCCACACCATGGAAGGACTGATCAAGCAGTACCCGGACATCGTGGCCGACATTCTGGAGGGCCAAGGCTGGGACGTGGGGCACCTGAAGGCTGAAATCAGCTCCTACTACGGCGGCCTGTTCGATGAACACGACGACGACGACACCGAAACCAACACGCAAGCACCATGGGGACGCGCAGCATGAGCAATCGCTGGATCATCCGAAACACGGGCAATGGAATGTTCGCCTCGGTCTCTGACCGGCGGTCGGGCATCAAGGGCTACCACACCAACAGCTACCAAGCGCGGGTCTTCGACAGCCTCGCCGACGCCAGCTCGCGCTGCGCTCCCGACGAACGTCCGTTCCCGTACTTCATCCCGCGCACCTACGCCGCCATGAGGAGGGGCGCATGAGCAAGAAGCACTTCATCCGCATCTCGAACATCATCCGGGGCTTCAGGGAACTCCACCCCGACAGAGACATAACGCCCCTTGTGGACGAACTCGCCGGGGTCTTCAAAGACGCCAACCCTGCCTTCGACAAGCAGCGGTTTCTGACCGCCTGTGGCTTCTAGGAGGGGCTCGTGATCGTCTACAACGTCCAGCGCCGCTGGTTCACCATGAAGTCCGACGCGGACATACACCGCAGGAACCTCAAGCTCCCACCGGCGGCACTTTTCACGCTACGGATCGATGACCGTGACGACCTCGCGGGGCTCCTGAACGGGCTCTGCGGGCAGGAACCGCCGGTCGCGCCTTTGATGGTCGATCCCGCGGTCGCGCCGGTCATCGAGCGCAACCAGATCGCCAACGAGCCGCCGGACTTCGTGCCGGCCTTCCTTGTCAGGGAGTGGCAGCAGAAATGCAAGTGAAACTCAAAAAGTAAGGAGAACTTACTTGACCCAAATCAGGGGAGAGGAGTATATTCCTATCACACCAGCAGCCCGCCGGGAGGGCGACACAGATGGATAAATCCACGGTCCTCCTTCTCGGCTACGGCTTCATGAGTGCCACAGGCGCGGTCGGCATCGGCACCCTGCTGTGGAACTGGTACTTCCGATGGCTTTTCGTGCGGCGAAAGCGGTAACGCACCGTGGGGGTGCGGCAAATTGGGCCTCATGTCTCACACATTAACTTTTAGTGATGGACATAAGGGAAACTTGGGATTAAGAGAGCGGCCATTCCCGGCACCGGGACAATCCCTCTCTTGCAAAACACGAGGAAGTACAGGTACATGATACGCGAAGCGGCGTTTGTGGCACAGATCGCAACCATGGATAAGGAGTGTATCCGGGAGGCGACACTGGCAATCGAGTTTCTAACAACGGCTTTGAGAGCGATGGTAGACGGCCACCCGGTCGCCAGCCACATGGTCCAGCAGCCATTCCTTTTTGCCCACGGCAAGGTGAATGATCTGGCCACGATAGTATACAAGAAGGCAGCTTGAACCTCCCCCTCGCTGCGTTCTTTGAGACATCTTAGAGGGGGATAATCAATACGCAGTAAGATGGGGACGGGTAATGTACGCTGAAGGTGACAACTACAAGCGCGACATCAGGTGTTTAATCAAGATAGTTGAAGAATTCCGCGCTTTCGACGCGCAGATGGAACTCTCGCAACTTCTGATTTATCTGATGATTACGGCGTCACCGGGAAAGAAGGTGGCTGATTTACTCCCGGCCACGGGACTTTCCCGGTCCGCCCTTTCAAGGAACATACTGGCCCTCTCGAAGGGCGAGTACCGCGCAGACCACCGCGCCAACCCGAAGCCCGGTCTCGACCTGATCACGACGGTGACTGACCCGTTCGACGGTCGAGCCCAGCTCGCGGCACCTACCCGGCGCGGCGTCACGCTGGCCGAGAAGATTTCCAGCTACTTCCACACGGAGACCAACGACAATGGCAAGGAAGCGCGGCAATAAATGGCAGGCAAGCGTCACTGACGCGAACGGTAAACGTCACCGCCCTGCCTTCGACACCGAGGCGCAGGCTGTAGCATGGGAAGGCGCGGCGAACCTCGCCGTGCAGGAAGGACGAGCCCTCCCTCCCATCGCTACCGGCAAGGTCGGCAACCGCGACCTCGCCCTCCTCGGCTCCCTGTTTGAGCACGTCAAGCGCACCCACTGGGCCGGTATGAAGTCCGAGGCGACCGCCGTGGTGAACGCCAAGACCGTGGTCGATCACTTCGGAGAGAAGAAGCCAGTCGCCGACATCGGTTCTGCCGACATCGCGGAAATGAGGGCAGACCTTGCCGACAAGGGGCTGTCACACTCTACCATCAACCGCAAGTGCGCGGCTCTGTCGAAGATGCTCCACGTCGCCATCGACGCGGGGGTCATCGCCAAGATGCCCCGCATCCGGTTCTCGAAGGAGGAGCAGACCAAGTTCCGCTTCGTGGACGAGCTGGAGGAGCGGGCAATGCTCGCCTTCTGGACCGCCTCTGGAGACCAAGACCTCCGCGACCTGACGGAGTTCCTGATCGACACCGGAGCGCGGTGCTACTCGGAGGCTATGGCCGCCCGATGGGACGCCTTCGCGAAGGGGTTCATGTCGGTCACCTTCTGGCACACCAAGACCAACAGGCCGCGCACCATTCCGCTCACCAAGCGGGTCCGCGAGACGCTCACCCGAAGGCAGAAGACCCTCCACAACCGAGAGGGACCCTTCACGGGCGGCAACAAGGACACCATGCGGGGCCGATGGGACACCATGAGGGCCACCACAGGGCTCCATGACGTGACGCCCCACACGCTGCGCCATACGTGCTGCACTCGGCTGATCAATGCCGGTGTCGACATCAAGCGCGTCATGACGTGGATGGGGCACACGGAGCTGACGACGACGCTGCGCTACATGCAGATCAGGCCGAATGGTCTGGACGACATCGTGGCCTTGCTGGAGAAAGCGGCTTGAGGTAATCGGGTCGCTTCCTCACATCAGGGAGTGACCCATGAAAGCCGTCGCCCTCGGCATCGCCGCAGGCATCATCGCCATCCTCTTACTCACGATCCTCCGGGTGCCGGGGGCTGACCTTTGGGGTGCCATCTTCGGCATCGGCCTCGGTCTCGGTGTGGCCTCCCGATCCAAACGGGCCACATAACTCCACCTTCCAACCTTCTGTCCAACTTTGCCCTGGCTGACGCCGGGGCTTTTTTTTTTGTCCCGAGAAAGGAACCAGTCGCATGAAACGCATCCTCCACGGCCTCCTCGCAGTCTGGCCACCGCTCGCCCTCGCCGGCATATCGTTCGGCCTCGCCACCAGCACGTCGCCGGGTCTCATCGACATGGGCATTTGGGACAACATCGCCACCGGCCTCGCCGGGGCTGTCTTCATGTCCGACGTGGGTGCCCGCTTCCACGAGTACCGCGCCGCCCGCGCCAAGATCGCCGAGTTCGAGGGCAGCTCCGCGCTGGGCACCGTCTTCTACCAGCTCGGCACCTACCACAAACGCTCGTGGTGCCAGAGAACGGCGCTGTTTTGGGCCGCCACCGATGTCCTCGGGCCGAACGGCGGGCAGATCGTCAAGCTCTGGTACAAGGCGCTCGGCTACCGCTGGTGGCATGTGCTGCCGGACGGGACCTTCACGCGGCAGAGCCCGTTCCTGAAGGTGGGCTTCTGGTCCTCCGTCGTGGGAGTGAAGGCATGAGGTTCGCGATCAAGGACGTGGACACCGGCCATTTCATCGGGGGCGAGGCTCCCGGTCCCCGCCGCCGCAAGGAAGGCATCGACAAGGCCAAGCTGTTCCACCGCAAGGCCGACGCCGAGGCGCACCTCACTCGCTGGAAGTACGCCAGCCGCCCGTACCGTTATGCGGTCGTCCCTGTCACCCTCGTGGAGGTGCCAACATGAAGGTTTGGGTCCTCACTGGCCGCACCGAAAGCGGCGACCCCATCGGCCCCCATGTGTGGCCCTATGATCCACCGCAGGCCAAGATCGATGCCCTCCTCAAGGACACCTACGATGAGGAGTGGGAGTACATGGACGGCCAACTCAACTACCGCGTCGAGGGCGTGGAGGTAGAGCCGTGATGGTTGGCCACGCAATCCTGCGGCCCGAGTTCGTGGTCCGCGTCCTGCCCCCTGTCACTGACCCGTGGTGGGTCCCGGTGCTGATCGCCCTGATCGCCCTCGGCAAGATCGCCGTGGTCATCGGCGCGGTCCTCGTCTTCTTGGCGAGCGTGGTCTCGTCTCACGTCGCCCCGCCGGAACTCATGCCGGCCATCGGCATCGTCGTCGGCATGGTCGCCTTCAACACCCTGCGAGGGTGGCTGTGAAGGTCTACGTCGCCGGCACCCCACTGGAAGCCCTGCTCTGGAAGCGAACCGTCCGCAAGGTGCGGGTGGTCTTCCGACCGGGCACCGATCCTGACACCGAGCGGGCCTTCCTGCTCGACCTCAAACACGCAATCGAGGAGCGATTGAATGGCAACTAAGAGAGGCCCCGGAGCCCACGTCTTGGCTCGCAAGGGCAACTATGAGAAGGCCGAGGGGCAACTGGAGATGAGCTTCAGGCCCCCGAAGGAGGACCTGTACGCCGCGCTGTATAGTGGCCGGCAGATGGGCAAGTCGTGGAGCCGCGACTTCCTCCAGCAGCTCATCAGCTACGAGAGCACGATCCTCACTGACATGGTTCGTGCGCAAGCTGCCGGGTCTGTTTCAGGGCGAGTGACATTCCCCGGACCAGCACAGCAGATCGAGCGCGTCACGGCAGAGGAGGTCTCCCGCCGGCAACGCGACTGGTTCCAGATGGTTGACTTCCGTGGCCGGGTCTACCCGCAGCTCACCGAAGCCTACAGGGAGGCGCTCACCGTCCCGTATGGTGGCCGACGCTCTGACACCATCATCGCAGACGACGTGTACTTCTCATGAAGGTGGTGCGCGTGAAGGGACTCGAACCCCCAAACCTTGCGGCGGCAGGACCTAAACCTGCTGTGTCTACCAGTTCCACCACACGCGCTTCGGTGCCTCCTCTACAGGGGCCGGAACACGGTGGCAAGACTGTGCCCGAAAGTGTGCCCGCTGTGCCCGAAGTGTGCCCGCACTTGTGGTCGCCGTGGGGAAATTGCCCAACAAAATCAACGGAGGACCAATCCCGCCATGGGATTTAGGTTCTGTGGGGATATTGTCCCGTAAACGGGCCAAAGCGAAACACCCAATAATCTCAAGACGATAAGGCTCGCCAACCGGCGGGCTTTTTATTGTCCCGTAAACGCACCGGATTTTGGTGCCTCAAACCACCCGAGGCACCGAAACAGGCCATCTGTGCCCGAACTTGTGCCCAACCAAGGAGAAACCGTGCAAGCAATGATGGAAATTCAAGCCGATCTGGAAGGCCGTATGGCGTCCCTCGGCATCGAGCGTTTCAGGCGCAATGCGCTGGAAGCTCGGGAGGAAGGGCAGGCCACGCGCTCCCGCTCCATGCAGCAAGTCCTCGACGTGGTGATCGACCCCACCGCCTCTGCGATCCTGAAGTTCCGGCAAGAGGCCGGGTCAGGCCGCGCCGGCCGCCGGCATAGCGCCGTCCGCTTCTTCACCGGGATCGACGCCGATGTCCTCGCCTTCATCGCCGCCAAGCTGGTCCTCGACGGCTACGCCCAAGAGACCAACCTGACCAACCTCGCCATCCGCATCGGCTCCACGGTCGAGCTGGAGCAGCGCATCGCCAAGTTCGCCGAGGAGAACAAGGGCTACATGAAATCCGTGCAGGCCGATCTGGCTGGACGGACGGACCACTTCGAGCACAAGCGGCGCGTCTACATGCACCTCCTGCGCGAGAAGGGCGACGACTGGGAGAGCTGGTCGAAGCGGGACCAACTGCTGACCGGCCTCAAGCTGGTAGAGCTGATGTCGGCCTCCACGGGGCTGTTCGTCACCGACACCCGCCGGCAGGGGAAGAAGACCATCACCGTTCTGGAGCCCACCCAACGCTTCCGGGACTGGGTGGCGACCCTCGACATGCAGTTCGAGATTATGTCGCCCGAGTACCTCCCCTGTGTGGTCCCTCCGAAGGACTGGACGGGCCTGTCGGGCGGCGGCTACCACACGACCGCCTTCCCCTACCCGCTCCAGCTCGTCAAGACGCGAGCCAAGTCCCACAAGAAGGCCCTCCAGAGCGCCGACCTCTCCCTCGTGATGTCGTCGGTCAACTCAATCCAGAGGACGCCGTGGGCCATCGAGACGAGGACCCTAGAGGTTCTCAAGGCGCTGCTGGCGACCGGCAACGAGGTGGCGGGCCTGCCGCCCATGATGGATGACCCGGTGCCGACCAAGCCGGTCGACATCGACACCAACGAGACGGCCCGCAACCTGTGGAAACGGGAAGCGGTTCAAGTCCACAACCGGAACCGGTCGCTGTTCTCGCGGCGGATGCTGGCTCTCAAGACGCTGAAGATCGCGGAGGAGTACACCCAGTACCCTGCCCTCTACTTCCCCCATCAGCTCGACTTCCGGGGTCGCGTCTACTCCGTACCCCAGGTCCTCAATCCGCAAGGATCGGACGTGGCGAAGGGGCTGCTGGTGTTCGCCGAGGGGGACCCGATCCACACCAACGAGGCGCGGGACTGGTTCCTCGTCCACGGTGCCAACTCCTTCGGGGTCGACAAGGTGGACTTCGATGAGCGCAAGGCGTGGGTGCAGGACAACCTGTCGCACATTCTTCAGGCCGCCAAGGACCCGCTCGACTACCTCTGGTGGGCCGAGGCGGACAGTCCCTTCGTGTTCCTGACGTGGTGCTTCGAGTTCGCCCAGTTCTATGCGGACCCGGTGAACTTCAAGTCCCGCGTCCCCATCGCCATGGACGGTTCCTGCAACGGGCTCCAGCACTACTCGGCCATGCTCCGCGATCCTGTCGGGGGCAAGGCGGTCAATCTGGTGCCCAGCGACAAGCCGCAGGACATTTACGCCGAGGTGGCGAAGGTGGTGAACGACACGCTCTACTACACGGCGATGCAGGAGCATCACCCGCAATGGAGCATGGTCGCCATCACCGAGGAGGACCGCAAGGAATGGGACCTCGCCAACACTTGGGGAGCCTTCGGGATCGACCGGAGCATCACCAAGCGGCCCGTCATGGTCCTGCCCTACGGTGGCACCCTGTCGTCCTGCCAGAAGTACGTCTTGGAGGCGACCACTAAGAAGCTGGCGGCTGGCGTTCGGGACCCCTTCGGAGACACCCTGTTCTCCTCCTGCAACTGGCTAGGGTCGGTCGTCTGGTCCTCTATCGGGCAAGTCGTGGTGGCCGCAAGGCTCGCCATGGGCTGGCTACAGGACGTGACGCGGAAAATCTCCGCTGAAGGTCCGATCCAGTGGACCACCCCGAGCGGCTTCGTCGTCGTTCAGGCTTACCCCGAGCTGCGGACCAACCGCATCGACACCACCCTGTTGGGCTCTCGGTTCCAGCCGAAGTACAATGAGGAGGTTCCCGACACGATTGACCGCCGCCGGCAGGCCAACGGGATTGCCCCGAACTTCGTTCACGCCCTCGACGCCTCCGCTCTGACCCTCACGGTCGTGCTGGCGGCCCAGCGAGGCTTGACCAAGTTCGCGATGATCCACGACAGCTATGGGACCACGGCGGCTCGGACACCCGCGCTTGCCAAGGCCCTCCGGGAAAGCTTCGTCAACATGTACTCCGGCGAGAACGTCCTTGAGACCTTCGCCCGCGAGGTCGTGCCGGCGCACCTGACCGATAGCGTCCCTGCCGTGCCTATGGTTGGCGGTCTCGATTTGTCCGAAACCCTCAACAGCAAGTACTTCTTCGCCTAGATTGTCCCGTAACCGGGCCAATTCCCCCTCCCTTCAGGATCATGTTTTCCGTCACATGGAGTTATTCATGCAGAAACCCAACATCACCATGCGCTACGGCGCTTCTCACGACGACATCACGGTCGATGGTCACACCTTCGTCCGGCACCAACTGACCGGCAAGGAAAAGCACTTCCTGCGCAACGTCGTCATCGACGGCCTCGTCAAGTGCGGCTTCGTGCGGAGGTCCAAATAATGATCGACATGGACCGCATCAACAACGTTGACGCCGCCACGGTCGCGGCCACGACGCTTCAGATCATCGACCGCGTTCAGGACGACAAGAAGGAAATGCAAGTGGTGGCTCTGGCCGCTGCCTTCTCCGTCTTCTGTCGCCGGCACCGCGTCGATCCCTCGGAGGTCTTCAGGGCCGCCTCGAACGTCCTCGCCTCGAAGTTCCGGGAGAACCCCGCCTTCGTCGCCCTCGACATGTACGTGGAGAATGAACTGTGAGCCACACCGCACCGAAGCCCCCGATCTTCGAGATGGTCGCCCTTGGAGCCCTTGCGCTCCTCGCGGCCTTCACGATCTGCAAGCCCTGTCATGCCTCGGAACTGCCGCCCAAATTCGGCGACTTCAACCTCGTGTGGGTCGAGAACAACGGCGGCGGCCTCGTGGACGACTTCATCGCCTCGCGGAACCTGTGGGAGCGGGACCACACCAAGGTGGTCATTGCCGGCGAATGCTCGTCGGCCTGCACCCTCTACACCGCGCTGCCGACCATGTGCGTGAAGGAGGACGCATCGCTGAACTTCCACGCGCCCTTCATCAATCTGGACGACCACACACAGGCGTACAACGACGAGTACACCGCGTGGTTCACCCGGCAGTACCCGAAGGCGATCCAAGAGTGGCTCGCTGACCGGGGAGGTCTCACCCATGAGTGGCTGACGCTGAAGGGCTCCCAGCTCAAGAAGCTCGTCCGCATCTGCGACTAATTCGTCCCGTAAACGGGCCAATCGAGGAAAACATGACAGTCACTCTCTTTCAGATTTACGGCCAGACCATCGCGCCGAACCCCAACGCTCGCAGCCGCTCCCGCACCCCGATCATCTCCAAGAAGTTCGGCAACCGGGCCACCCGGCGCAAGCTCATGGCGCTCGCTCGGCAGGAAGGGTTCAAGGCATGAACCTCTTTCTCCAGAACGCCATCATGCACTGGAAGCGCGGCATGACGCTTCCGGTCGACCTCGCCTTCAAGCTCGCGGACCTCGGCTACGACGTGCCCGCCCTTGAAGCCCGCTACTCCCGCTAACACCCCTCATTAGGAGCCACGAATGGCAAAAGAAAAGAACCCCGATAAGGTCCGCGTATCGACCCCGCGCGTCACCCTGAAGTACCCGAAGTTGGATCGCGTCGACTACGGTTCGGAGAAGTACCCGGACAAGGACGGCAGCTACAACACCCGCTTCATCGCCGACCGCGCTGACCCGAAGGTCTCGGCCATGCTCGCCAAGATCGACGCCGTGATGGAACGCTCCAAGGCTATCGCCGAGGAGAAGTTCGCCAAGATGGACATCAAGGCCCGCAAGAAGATCGAAGCCAAGACCGGCGGCATCGTCGCTGATGAGCCCTACTCGACCGTCTACGACGACGACACCGAGGAGGACACCGGCAAGATCGACATGAAGGTCAAGATGAAGGCCAAGGGCGTCTACGGCCCGCGCCACCCGAGGAAGGGTGAGACGTGGACCGCCAAGCCGGACATTTTCGACGGTAAGGGCAAGCCCATGAAGAAGGGCCTCCAGATTTGGGGTGGCTCGGTCGCCATCATCAACTTCGACCTTGAGCCCTACTTCGTGGACGGCTCGGGTTCCTACGGTGTCTCCCGGCGCCTGAACGCAGTCCAGGTCATCGAGCTGGTCTCCGGCGGTCAGCGGGCAGCTTCGTCCTACGGCTTCGAGGCCGAGGAAGACGGCTTCGACGCGAACGATGTCGAGACCGAGGAAGACGAAGACAACGACGACAGCGGTTCGGATGGCTCGTCGGACGACGACGACACCGACTTCTGATACCCGGCGCAGGGCTGTCCTGCACGGTTACCGCTCGGGACTGGAAGAACGTATCGCGAAGGAGTTGGCCGAGAAGGGCATCCATGTCGTGTTTGAAGGCACCAAAGTCTTCTACACGCCGCCCATCAAGACCCGCTCCTACACGAACGACTTCCCGCTCTCGAACGGCATCTTAGTCGAGACCAAGGGCCGGTTTGTCACAGAGGACCGGCAGAAGCACAAAGCCATCAAGGCAGAACACCCCGACCTCGACATTCGGTTCGTGTTCTCGAACTCCAAAGCAAAGCTCTCGAAGGGGTCGAAGACGACCTACGCCAACTGGTGTGACCAGTACGGCTTCCTCTACGCCGACAAGTCGATCCCGGACGCATGGCTCAACGAGCCCCCGTGTCCTCGCCGGCTGTCGGCCCTCGAACGAGCATCCAAGAAACCCAAGGCGTGACGGTGGGGGCTTCGGCCCCTGCCTCCCATACGCATCCTCGAAAGGACAATCATGAGTTTCAAGCCACGCAACGGCCAGCCGATGAAGACGCTGGTCCTCAACCACCTCCGCAAGCACGGCAACCTGTCGCCAATCGAAGCCTCGGCCATGTGGGCCTGCCGCGATCTGCCGAAGCGTATCTCCGAGCTGAAGAAGGCCGGCCACCCCATCAAGGTCGAGTACAAGCACGACGACATGGGCCAGCGGTACGCCCGCTACACCTACGACGCCGATGCCGTTCGGCAGGCCCAGCAGTTCCAGAACAAGGCGTTCGCATGAGCCTGACCAAGACCCCGGAAGGGCTTTTGGAGAAGACCCGCGCCAACCTCACGGAGCTGATCGACCGCTACGTTCCCCGCCACACCCGCGAGGAAGTATGGGAGATGCAGCGGCTCCACGAGGAGCGCGTTTGGGACCTTCTCTCCACCATCCACATGTACCGCGAGCGCAACCAGCAGATGGCCGAGCGCATGAACGCGATGGAGGAGGAGTACTACGAGCACACTCGTATCCCGGTCAACCTCGGGGCCTTCAAGGCCGACGCCTTCGTGGACATCACGATGCCGGACATGGCGAAGACCTACCAAGTGACGTGGCGGCCCGACACGTACCGAGCCCAGCTCCGACTGGCTTACCAGCCGATCAGCAAAGAGGACCACCCACACCTGTTCGAGGCGACCATGCGTCAGTTCGAGAAGGAAATCACCCGGACCCTCATCCCCAAGCTTCAGTACGAGTTCTCGAAACTCTACGCCGCCGACAACTACCGCTAACGGAGACAGCAGACATGAACATCATCACCACCATCCGCACCTTCCTCGGCCTCGTTCCGTCCACCGAGAAGGCCCTCGCCGGCTTCACCAAGGCAACCGCCAAGCTGGAGGCTGTCGTCGCCCATGAGGCGGCCCTGATCGACGCCCATGCGGCCAAGATCGCCAAGCTGGAGAGCAACATCACGGCCACCGCCAAGGCTCGTCTCGACGCCTTCACCCGCCGCGACCGCGCCTCGACCATCGTCGCCCGCGTTAACGCTTTGGTGTCGTAATGAAGTACGCCGTCGTCACGCAGTACACCACCTCCGATGTCGCCTACCTCCACCCGCAACGCTTCAGCACCAAGGAAGAAGCGATGGGCTGGGCGGCATCTCGCAGCAAGGCCGGGACCTACTACGTCGTCCGTGTAGACGGCTCCATCACGGTCACCCACTACTAGTCTTTGTCTGAAGACAGCGAGTTCCTGCATCACGAGCCGTGCCCCGAGTGCGGCTCATCTGATGCTCTAGGACGATACACAGACGGGCACGGGCATTGCTTCTCGTGCGGACACTACGAGCCCGGTGACGGGCAACCCCAAGAACGAAAGGAACGCACCCGAGTGGAGGGATTGATCCCCTCCGGCACCCCGCAGGCGCTCGTCAAGCGCGGCATCAGCGAGGAAACATGCCGGAAGTGGGGCTACACAACAGGCGAGTTCAAGGGCCAAACGGTCCAGATCGCCACCTACCGGGACACTTCAGGGACCGCACTGGCCCAAAAGGTCCGCTTCAAAAACAAAGACTTCAAGTTCCTCGGAGACACAAAATCCGCCGGCCTCTACGGCCAGCACCTTTGGCGTGATGGTGGCAAGCGCATCGTCGTGACCGAGGGAGAGGTTGACGCCCTGTCGGTCTCCCAAGTCCAAGGCAACAAGTGGCCGGTCGTCTCCGTCCCCAACGGGGCGCAGGGGGCCAAGAAGTCCCTGCAAAAGAGCATCCAGTACCTCCTCGGTTTCGATGAAGTGGTCCTGATGTTCGATGACGACGAACCGGGGCAGGACGCGGCGCGAGAGTGCGCCATGATCTTCCCACCGGGTCGCTGTAAGATCGCACGGATCGACGGTCACAAGGACGCCAACGAGGCGCTACAGGCCGGCGACGGCTCGAAGATCGTGGATGCCATCTTTGGTGCCCGCGCCTTCCGCCCTGACGGTGTGGTCTCCATCGCCGACGTGAAGGACAAGGCCCTCATCCCCACCGAGATGGGCCTGCCGTGGTTTGGGAAGGAACTGAACTACCAGCTCTACGGTCGCCGCCTCGGCGAGATTATCGCCATTGGAGCCGGCACGGGCGTCGGCAAGACTGAGTTCCTCGCCAAGCAGATTTACTACGACCTGACCGCGCTCAACGAGCCGGTTGGCGTCTTCCTGCTTGAGCAGCAGCCCCACGATACCGTCAAGCGCATAGCCAGCACCCACGCCGGCAAACAGTTCCACGTCCCCAACCGGGAAGGCGAGGAGCCGCGCTGGACAGCCGAGGAGCTGCGAGAGGCCATCGGTGAAATCGAGGACCGCAAGCTGTTCATGTACGACAGCTTCGGGGCCACCGACTGGGAAGTAATCAAGTCCACGATCCGGTTCCTGGCCCACTCCGAAGGGGTCCGGCTGTTCTACCTCGACCACCTCACGGCGCTGGCCGCCGCTGCGGATGAGGAGGAACGGGTCGCCCTCGAAGGCATCATGGCCGAGATGGGCTCCCTCGTTCAGGAACTCAACATCACCATCCACATGGTCTCGCATCTGGCAACCCCGGACGGGACGCCTCACGAGGAAGGAGGCCGCGTCATGATCCGGCATTTCAAAGGCTCACGCTCAATCGGCTTTTGGTGCGTCACGATGCTCGGCCTCGAACGCAACCAGCAGCACGACGACAAGGCGCTTCGCTGCGTCACAACCGTCCGAGTTCTCAAGCACCGACCCGTAGGGGCCGCGACGGGGGAGACCATCTTCTACCGTTACGACGGTGTGAGTGGCCGCCTCCTCGAACTCGATCACAACCCATTCGAGGAAGAAAATGACACCGAAGACTTCTCGGGAGAAAGCGACCTCCCCTTCTGAACTGATGGAGGCCCAGCGCCTCACCATCGGTGACCTTGTGGTGTTCCAGCGCCGCGCCCGAAGGGGCGTGGTGTCTGCGCAGCAGGCGCTCGCAAACATGCGCCAGAACCGCGACCGGCGGGCCGTCCTGATCAGATCCACTTTCCGACTGATCGAAGGGGGCAAACCATCCGCCTGATCTTCGACATCGAGACAGACGGCTTTCTGGACAAGCTAACTACCGTCCACTCACTGGTTCTCAAGGACGCCGACACCGGCCAAGTTTGGAGCCTCAAACAGGAAGACACCGGAGCCTGCCAGAACGTCGCTGACGGCGTGCAGATGCTCATGAAGGCCGACGAACTGATCGGTCACAACATCATCAAGTTCGACATTCCCGCGCTCCAGAAGGTCTACCCGTGGTTCAAGCCGGTGGGCGTCGTCATCGACACCCTCGTCCTGTCCCGGATGATCTGGCCGGAGCTGAAGGAAACCGACCCCAAGCTCATCAAGCGCGGCAAGCTCCCTCCGGGGCTCCGTGGGCGCTACAGCCTCGAAGCCTTCGGTTACCGCCTCGGCAACTGGAAGGGCGACTACTCCAAGATGATGGAGGAGAAGGGGCTCGATCCGTGGGCCTCTTGGAACCCGGAAATGCAGGAGTATTGCGAGCAGGACGTGGTGGTCAACGCCGACCTCTACACCAAGCTCTGGACTGCATGGAAGGACCTCAAGACCGAGGAAAGCCTCCGCGCCCCGTTCTCCGACAGGTCCGTCCTGCTGGAAATGAACGTGGCCCGCATCGTCGCCCGTCAGGAGCGGTGGGGCTTCGCCTTCGACACCAAGAAGGCCGAGAAGCTCTACGTCAAGCTGGTCGCTGAACGTGACAAGCTCGAACGGAGCCTGAAGGAGACCTTCGGGTCATGGCTGGCCTCCAACGGGCAAGTCACGCCGGCCAAGGATCGGTCGGTCCAGATGAAGGACCTTCCCCCGATTGGCTACAAGACCAAGAGGGATGGGACCCAAGTCCCGATCTACCCCAAGGCGCACTACGAGGCCGGCGCTCCGTACACCAAGATCAAGACCGTCGAGTTCAATCCCGGCAGTCGAGCCCATATCGCCGAGCGGCTCAAGGTCCTCTACGGCTGGCGGCCCATGGAGTTCACCGACAGTGGTGAGCCCAAGGTGGACGAAACGGTCCTCTCGCAGCTCCCATGGCCTGAGGCGAGGCTGCTTACGGAGTACCTGACGGTTGCCAAGCGCATCGGTCAGATCGCCGAAGGCAAGCAGGCGTGGCTCAAGAAAGAGGTGAACGGGCGCATCTTCGGCGGCGTCATCACCCTCGGTGCGGTCACGCGCCGGATGACCCACTCGAACCCGAACATCGCACAGGTCCCGAAGGTCAAGTCCGACGACGACGGCAACGTCTTGTGGGGCTACGTCGGCGGCTACGGCGCTGACTGCCGAGAGCTGTTCACGTCCACCGCCGGCTTCGTGCTGGTCGGCTGTGACGCGGATGCTTTGGAGCTTCGTTGTCTGGCCGGCTACATGGCCCGCTACGACGGCGGCGCGTACATCGACACCATCCTGAAGGGCAAGAAGTCCGAAGGGACGGACATGCACACCGTCAACGCAAGGGCGCTCGGGCTGGACCCGATGAAAGCCTACACCGTTGAAGGCAAGACGGTCTCGGGTCGCGAAATAGCGAAGGTCTGGTTCTACGCCTTCATCTACGGCGCAGGCGACTACAAGCTGGGCACGATCCTCGGGGTCCTCGGTTCCGAGAAGAAGATCAGGGACGCAGGAACGGCATCGAAAGCCGCCTTCATGCGCAACCTCCCGGCGCTCGGCAAGCTGGTCGAGCAAGTCAAGAAACGCGCCTCCAAGCGCAAGTTCTTGTTCGCCCTCGACGGCGGCAAGCTGAAGGTCCGCAAGGCCCACGCGGCGCTCAACACGCTGCTTCAGTCTGCCGGCGCAATCATCATGAAAGTGGCTCTCGTCATCCTCGACGCGGACCTCCAAGCCGCTGGTTTGGTGCCCGGTGTGGACTACGAGTTCTGCGCCAACGTCCACGACGAATGGCAGATCGACACGCGCCCGCAGCACGTCGAGCTGGTCAAGCGTCTGGCCGAAGACAGCATCAGAAAGGCAGGAGACGACCTTGAGTTCAAGTGCCCCCTCGCGGGCAACGCCGACGCAGGGAGCAACTGGAAAGAAACGCACTGAAACACGACGAAACAAAGGAGCAGGATATGTCTATGTCATCACTAACCCGGCTTGGCCTGGCTATTGCAAAGTTGGCCGCACGACTGGCCTCGCCGAAAGACTTCGGACCTACCAAACGGCCTCGCCGCTGCGAGACTTCAGGCTCCATTATCATCGTTGGTTCGCCGATGCTTGCCTTGCCGAGCGCACGTTACGGCGGACCTTCAGTGCTGCTTCCGGCGGCGCAAAAGGAGAGTGGTATCGCATCCACCCCGACGACGCCGCCAGCCTCATTGACAAAACCCACAAGCGCCTTCGACGTGGAGGACTGGAGCGAGAACCTCAAGGCAACCTACGGGATCGCCCTCGCCCAAGACTTTGACGACGACAACTAGGAGACAGCATGAACGGCCTTACACTTATCACCCTGACGGTACAGAAGCCGGACGGAAACACCGCCTTGGCTACTGTGGCCCTGAACGACTTCGGCGCTTTCGTTGAGCACGACGACATTCGCGAGGTCTTCATTGACCAGCTCTTGGGGGAAATCCTCGACAGTGGGATCAACGATTGACCACCCTACTCGTGGATGGCGACCTGTTCGCCTACCAGATGGCATGTGGAGTGGAGAAGCCCCTCGAATTTGACGGGACATTCATCCTCTCGGCTGACGCCGACGAAGGCAAGGCCAACCTCGACGCGATGTTCGACCACTTCAAGGAGACGCTCGATGCCGACCGCATCATCGTCTGCCTGTCGGACACCGAGAACTTCCGCAAGAAGGTCCTCCCGACCTACAAGAGCAATCGCGACGGCATCCGCCGCCCGATGATCCTCGGCCCCCTGAAGGCGCACATTGAGGAGAACTACGAGACCTTCACCCGGCCCACGCTGGAGGCCGACGACGTTCTCGGCATCCTCCTCACGAACCCAAAGGTGGTGACCGGCGAGAAGATCGTCGTCACCGAGGACAAGGACCTTCGCTCTGTTCCGGGGCTCCATTGGAACCCCAAGAAGGACACCGATCCGGTCCTCGTCAGCGTCGAGCAGGCAGACCGGGAGTTCTACGCACAGACCCTCTCGGGGGACATGGTGGACGGCTACGGCGGCTGTCCCAACATCGGCTACGTCCGGTCGCGAGAAATCGTGGACGAACGTCGGCTGCTGGTCCGCACCGAGGAGGAAATCAAGCGGGGCAAGAACGCCGGCAAGACGCGGGTCCAATGGCTGGCGCAGGCCGGTCATGACGACCTGTGGGAGTGCATCGTCTCCCATTACGTGAAAGCGGGATTGACAGAAGACGACGCCCTCTCCGCAGCGCGGGTCGCCCGCATCCTCCGCACCGAAGACTACAACTACAAAACGAAGGAGCCCATTCTTTGGCAACCCTATACCTAGACCTCGACGGCGTTCTTGCCGACTTCGATGCTGGCGCTGGCAATATCCTCGGCACCGACAACATCTACAAGTGGGAGTTCATCCACGGCCCGAAGGCGTTTTGGGACAAGCTCAACGTATATCCGAACTTCTTCGGCGGGTTACCCTTGAAGGACGACGCCATGGTCCTTTGGGATGCAGTCCAAAGGCTC